CGGCCAGGATCTCGGTCTGCAGAGCCTCCAGCTGGCAATCGATGGCCAGGTTCGCCCCGGCATCGGGCATGAAGTTGGGGCGCAGCAGCACGGTACGGCTGGGGTAGTCCACCACGCCGGTCGCAGCGCCGGTGAGCTGGCCGACCCCGTTGTCAGTGACGGTGCGCACGACACCGGCGCTGGTGTAGCCGATGCTCAGCGAGCCGGGGACGATGCGATCGTCCTCGCTGTCGCCCTCGATCATCCAGGCGTACTCCGGAGGGCGCACCGAGGCGCCCTGGCTGGAGCGATCGACATAGGAGGTGCGTGCGCCGTGGCTCAGGCAGATGCTGGTGCCGATGTCGGGCACGGCCTTGAGCGTCACGTTGAGTACGCCCGTCAGGTAGCTGGCCGCGCCGGCGCCCTGGCCGGTGAACGCGCCCGACGCGTCGTCGACGAGGGTGTAGCGCTGGCCCAGGCTCCAGTAGTCGATGAAGATGGTGCCGGGCTCGGGCAGCGGCTTGCACTGGAAGACGTAGACGTTGCCCTGGTTGGCTTCGTCGATCTTGAAGCGCTGCGTGTGAGGCGTGATGCCGACCTCAACACGGCGCGGCGTTTCGGCCAGAGTGATGGTGCGGCGCGCGGCCGGCTGCTGGTCGACGGAGGCGACCTCCGAGCGGCTGTTGGGCACCACCTGCGTGTAGATGCCGGCGGTGCGAATCCACGTGTCGTTGATGGCGGTAGCGACCGTGAGCCGGCTGGCGCTGTAGAACAGGCCGGAGTCGGAGTAGACGGTCTCGCGCATCAGCGTCTTGCCCGCTGCGCGCGCATAGGTCCGGGTGGCTGGGGAGCCGGGAAAGTCGTACTGCAGGCCGTCGAACAGCTCGGCCGTGGTGACCTGGGCCTGGAAGTCGACCAGCTGGCCGTTGACGATCTCAGTGAAGGTGCGCGTGACGGTGTCGGTGGCCTTGATGCGCACGCGCTGGCGGCGCTCGCCGGCCTGGCCCTCGTTGTAGACCAGGACGAAGGTGCGCCCGATGCCCGGCGGCTGCATGCCGGGGCGCTGCAGCAGCTGGATGCTGCGCATGGTCGCGAAGTGATTCTCCAGCAGGTAGCCGGCCCACTCCGAGCCGGCCGACATGCCCGACTCGATGCGCTTGGCGATGTCGGCCCGGGTGGCGAACGGGTTCTTCAGCGACAGCAGCGTGATGCTGACGTTGGGATCGGCGGGAGGCTCTGCCAGGATGGCGTTGCTGCCCATGAAGGGCGTGCGGTCGGTGTTCCGCAGGACGCCGAAGATCTGGTAAATCTCCACGCGTCCCACGGTGCGAGTCTCTTCGCTGATGTCGGGGAGGATTTCGTTGCTGCGGCCGCTGGTGAGCAGCTGCGCGGACGGAGGGCCGCCCCCTTCGGGGACGTCGGCCATGTTGGCCGATCGGGCAAAGCGGATATCGCCGGCAAGTAGGGGCATGGTCTACACCGTGAGGAATTTGAAAAGGGGCATGTACTGAAGCTCTGAGGCGTGCTCGCCCACGTGCTCGCTGTCCAACAGCTGCCACACCGGGTCTGCCTGGAACTGGACGAAGAGCACCGTGCTCACCTCGCCGCGAAGGCGCAGGTCGAACGTGGCGCCGGCGATGGCCGCCCAGACCTTGAACTGGTCGCACTGGGCCCGGGAGATCCAGGCCGCGCTTTCCTTGCCGTCCAGGGTGATGGGCTGGCCAGCCTGGCGCTTGCCTACGTGGACCATCTGCGCGCCGGTGGTGCCGTAGCGGGCCTCGATGACGACGGGGTTCCAGGCGTACTCGTCAGTCCAGAGCAGGCGGTCGGACAGCTCCAGCGGGTTCGTTCCCGGCGGTGCGTTCTTGAGGGTCAGCGTGATCACTGGGCGACTCCCTTGCCTTCAGCGAGCTGGCGCAGGAGTTCCTCAGCGCTGTTCTGGCTGTTGCGATCGGCGAAGTTCAGGCGCTTGCGCATCCCGTCGATCGTGATGTTGGAGACGTAGGTGGTGGCGGGAGCTGGTGCAGCAGCGGCTGCAGGAGCTGCTACCGGTGCAGCTGCTCCACCTGCACCTCCACCGCCCGCACTCGCTGCGGCGTCCTGCTGCTTGAACTTCGCGTCCTTGTACTTCTCGGCCGCCTTCGCGACGGCCTGGCTCATCGTGCTGCCGTCCCCACCGTACTTGCGCTGGCCAGGATTGTTGAAATACGGGACATCGCCCTTGGCGTCGACGAACTCGCCCGCGATGCGCCAGGCCGTCGCTTCGTCGTCGACGCCGGCGGAGCGCAGGTAGTTGGCAATGCCCGTGCGCGTGCCCAGGTCGGTACCGGCCGAACGACTGCCAGGTGCCGATGCAGGCGCCGGTGCGGGAGCCGACGTCGAGCCACCACCTCCGGCGCTCGAGGAGTTCGGCTTGCTCTTCTCGGGCGCCTCCTGCTGCGGCCCACCGGTGAAAAACTGCTGCCGTTCGTTGCTCGGGCGTCGATCGTCGCGCTGCTCGCCGTTCGGGCCTGGCGCGGGTGCAGGGGCATTGCCCGACGGCGGACCGTTGCGACCATTCCCGCGCGCGTCGATCGCGGTGACGCTGCCACCGCGTTGGGCGTTGAGGTTTCGCAGCGCCGTGATCTCGCTCTCGATGCCACGGATCACCTCCGAGGAGGCATTGGCCTCGATCTGCTTAGCCTTGATCAGCTGCAGCCGGATCTCCAGCTCTTGCTTCTTCTGCGCGTAGAGGGCGTCCTGGGGGTTGAGCGCGGCGATCTGGATCTCGATGCCCGCTTTGTCCGCCTGCAGCTCCAGGTTCTTGATCTGCGTGGCCAGCTTGATTGCCTCGATCTGCTTGGTCTTCGCCTCGATCGTGTAGTAGGTCGCCTGGGCTTCGTCGCCCAGAGCCTTGGCCTCGCGCGCCATGGTCTCGTAATGGGCCTGTTGCACCTTGGCCAGCGCCTCGGCCACCGACAGGCGCGCCGAGTCGGCCCTGGCCTTGCGGTCGGTGGCCGCCACGCTGTCCGCGACGGCATCGCGGTACAGGTTCTCGAACTTGGCCGCGTCGCCCGTGGCCTTGTTGAGCTGGCTCTTCGTCGCCGCCAGGTCTCGCGCGGCCGCATCGTAGTGTTCCTGGCTGACCTTGCCGACTTCAAGGCGGTCTTTCAACTCGTCTAGCGCCGTGGTCTGCAGCAGGACACGTTGGCGCAGAACGTCGGCCACGACGTTCGAGTTCTCCATGGCCTGACGGTAGGCGTCGACCTTGGTCGAGTTATCGGCATAGGCCTCGCCGGCCGCTTGTGCGGCGAGCGCCTGGCGCTCCATCTCCAGGGTGCTGCTGCGCGCGGCCTCCACCTCGGACAACTGAACCTGCAGCGCGTTCTGGAGCTGGTCGAGCTGGGCCTGCTTCGCAGCCGACAGTGCCCCGGTGGCATCCCGCTGGCCGTTGATCGCGGCGATCGCCGCTTGCGTGCTGGCCAGCTCGCGCTCGCGCGCCATCGCGAGAGTCGCCGATGCACCGGCGTTGGCCGTTGCCGCGATCGCCTGGGCATCCAGGGCTTTGCCTGCATCACCGGTTAGCTGGGCCGTCAGCACCAGGGCCTTGCCTTCGTCCTGCCTGGCCTTGAGCAGCTTCTCCGCCGCCTTGGTGGCGGCCTCGGTGGCCGCAGCGTTCTCCGAGAGCCGCACCATCTGTTGGACGTAAGCCGCCCCTGCCGTGTTGGTCGCAAGCGCCGACTTTTCCTGTGCCGCCGCATGCGCAAGCACGGCACTGGCGCTGGCGCTCTGGGCCTGTGCATTGCGCGTCACGGCTGCGGCTTGCTGGTCTGTGCCGTTGACGGCGTCGTCGATCGTCTTTTGCAGCGACGCGATCCGCTCGGCCGACTTTTCCACTTCCTTGCGGAACTCCTCCTGCGCCTTCTCGCCGTTGCCTTTGAGGCTTTCATAGAACCCGTTCACGGCGCGCCCGGCCAGGTTCACGAACTCGATGAAGCCCTGCAGCGGCACAGCGATTGCGCCCACCACCACGAGCAGCACCTTCAGCGATGCGGTCATGAGGGCCATGCCGCCGGCGTCCCCTATCGCCGTGGCCGTCTGGTTCAGCACGTTCAGCAACCGCCCCCAGGCGCCGGTGAGCGTGTCGCTGGAGCCCTGCATCTGCTGCAGGCCCTTGGTGAGCGCGGGGAAGAAATCCTCGGTGGCCAGCTTGCCGCTCTCCACCAACTTGATGAGCTGCGTATCGGTGATGCCCAGGCCCTTGGCCGCCAGGCTCAGCGCGCCAGGCAGCGAGTCGCCCAGCTGCTGGCGCAGCTCTTCCATCGACACCACGCCCTTGGAGGCCATTTGGCCCAGGGCGTCGAGGACCAGCGTCACGCGTTCGCCCGACAGGCCCAAGGTTGCGCCGGCGCGGGTGACAGCGGCAAAGAGGTCGTTGGTGACCTGCAGCGGGATGTTCGCGCTGCGGGTGGCGGCGTTGAACCGCAGGAACGAATCCGCGATGCCGGACATCGAGATGCCCGAGCGGTTCGCTGCCGAGCGAAGTACTTCGATCTGCGAGGCCGCCACCTGCGCGCTGCCGTACACCGCTGTGAGGCCGCGGCGCATGTTCTCCATCTGGACGTTGGAGGCGACGAATTCGCGGCCCAGGTCGCGCACCCGGTTGACGATGGCGCCGATCGCATCCGCCAGCAGGGAGCCGCCCGCGAACTGGCCCATCGTGTTCCTGAAGAGACCTGCAGCGCGGTCTGCCAGCGTGAGCTGCCCGGTGGCCGCGCGCACGTCCCGCTCCATTTCCCGGATCTGGGCATTACCAGCAGCGAAAGCCCGTTGCACTTCCCGGCCGCTGACGCCGGCAGTACTCCCAACGACGTCCAGGGCGCTGCGAATGCGCGCGATCTCCTCTCGCAAATCCTGGACCGAGCGCACGCCCAGCTCGCCATAGGCCGTGCGCAGCGCTTCGGCCGAGGCCCGTGCTGCAGCTGTGGCCTGGTTCGCCGCTTCGAGGGCTCGCTGTTGGGCGGCGGCCTGGGCTTCGCTCGCCTGCTGAGCCAACCGTTGAATGCTGACGAAGGCCCGCCCTTCTTCGACGGCGCGCTGAGTGGCCGTTGCCAGGGCGCGTTCGGCCTCGGCGAGGTTTTGAGTGTCTACTCCCAATGCCTGTGCCTGCTGGCTGGCGGCACGCAGCGCGGCGGCTTGCGCGTCGACCTGGCCACGGACATTGATCAGCGCCTGGCTGGCGGCGGCGTGCTCGGCCGCCAGTGCGCTCTCGGCACGCTGAGCCGATGACGCCTGGGCCGTGACTTCGCGTAGGGCCTGTTCCTTCTCACGAAGGTAGGTCCGCCCCTCGCGCACGCTGACCTGCAACTGCGCATTGGCCTCGCGGTAGGCGTCGGTGCTGCGGGCGGTGCCGGTGTACTGCTGGCGCAGGTTGGCCAACGCTTGGCGCTGTTCGTCCAAGTCACCGCGCGCGCCCTGCAGGGCATCGCGCGCCTGGGACTCGGCGACCGCCATGCGCGAGATCTCGGCGCTCGATGCCGGCAGCGCCTGGCCGAGCTGCTCGACGGCGCGCTCGGCCTGCGCCAGGTCGACGGCCAGCGCGTCGGATTCGTTCTTCAGCGAGCGAAGGCCCGCGATCGCGGCGTCTTGCTTTCCAAGCGTATCCAAAGCCTGGGCAGCATCCTTGGCCTGCTTCTGGACCTGGCCATCGAGCGTTGCACCCAGCTGCCCGAGTTCGCCGCGCAGGTCGCGCACGTCCTCGCTCCCGGTGACACCGGTGCGGACCTTGATATCGACGATGTTGTCCATGAGCAGGTGCGCGAAGAGATACGAACAAGAAAAAGGCCCCGCCAGCTCGGCATGTCACCCAGCGGGCGGGGCCAACGTGGCTGAGGCCACGAGGAGGACGTGTAGGAGGGTCGTCTGAGCTGCTCTCAGGCCGACTGCACGCGGTAGAAACGGCTGATGCCTTCGCCTGACTTGGTCGGGTCAACGAGCAGCTCGCCTTCGACATCCAGGTTCATAAAGTCGCTGCCGATCAAGGACAGCTGCTTCGCCACGCTTTGCGAGACGCGGTAGCAATCGATCACCACGGGCTTGCCGGAGTCGGCTTCGTTCAGGCCGCCGAGGGATATCTCCAGCTCAGGCGCTGCAGCCGTGAGCGCCTCGATCGTGGCAGTAGCTGCGTGGCCATAGTCCACTGTGATGTCGTCGTCGTCCGCCAACCCGACAGCGTCGTCCAGAACGAAGATGCCCTCGGGACGGACCTCGTAGTTGCCCGCCATCGTCACGGGGGTCGCACCCTTCTTGATGACCACCGTCTTGGGCAACAGGTTTTCCAGACGGATCAGGCCACCCTTGTAGGCTTTGTGCGCCTCGTTCGTCACGCTGCCGGCGTCGACCTCGGCGGCGGTGCCCAGAACGGCCCGCGTGAGGTTCACCACGTTGATATCGGCCAACTTGAGGGCCAGCATCGCCGAAGTCACCCGACTGAAGCGCGAATGCAGACCGCCGCCGATCCGCGTCATGTCCTGCTGCTTCTTCACCTCCTCGGTGTGGCTGAGCGTGGCGGTCAGAACGTTGCCGATGGGCATCAGGGGGACGGGTTTTCCGTAGGCGCGAGCGTAGAACTGGCCCACCAGCGAGACGGGCTTGTACGTGGTCTTGATCAATGACATGGATGCGCTCCTCGAAGCTATGAAAGTGCGTGGAAAAGGGTCTCGTGCGTGAATGCAAGAGGCAGGTACTGGAAGCCGGCGTGGTGGCCGGGTGCGGGTGGCGTGGTGGCTTTCAGAGGGCGCAGGAAGCCCGGCGGAACAAACCCGGCCAAGGCGCCGCCGGCCAATGCCATCAACTTGCTGGCATCGCGCCGTGCAGGCGAACCGCTGGGTATCTGGGCCACGTTGCGCGTCGCCGACACCACCAGCCAGGTGTGCTGCAGGCGGTACAGCCGCCCGTCTTCGCGTGCCTCCAGCACGCGAAACGGTCGGTAGACCACGTGCAGCGCCGGAGTAGGCTGCATGTTCTCCGCCACATCAGAGAGATCTGCTGCGGTGAGCACATGCACGACTGGAGTCATGCCTGCGACGGCACTCCGCAGCCGGTCGACCAGCAGCTGCTCGACCTGCAGGAAGTCGTTTTCTTGGCCGGGCGTCATGCGTAGCCCCGGGTGCTGTCGTCGGTGATCTGGCGCGGGCTGAAGCTGTGGCGCACCTCCCAGCCTTCCTGGGCGTCGGCGCCGACCAAGTCGCCAGCCAGGCCACCGAAGGGGCAGCTCAGCCCAGCCTTGCCTTCGGCGATCGCCTGCAGCTCCGCGACTGCGGCCTTGTAGCGCAGGTAGATCACGTTGTCCGGCGCGACGTCCTTGTAGAGGTAGAACCGGGCGATGTCGCAGGCAATGCGCACGAGCTGCGGCGGCACCGAGTAGGTGACGGGATCTCCAGGCGTGGCCGGCGGCCGGGCGCAGCCTCGCAGTGGCAGCCGGTAGACCTTCCCGATCCAGCCGTCGATCACGCCCTGGGCGTCGGCAATACGACCCTCGACCAGCGCCGTATCGATCGCGGCATTGCTCATCGGGTCGGTGAGCTGGATCAGCTCCCTCTCGGTGAACATCGAGATCATGTCGGCGACGGTGGCATAGATCACGGCTCAGTGCTCCAGGACGTGATCAGGCTGCCGGATGCCGATGCGGAACCAGCTGGCACTCGAAGAGCGCGCCAGCGCCTGCAGCGACGCCGAGCGCGCGACCGCAGTGGTCGTCTGCGGTGCCCACGGCCGCACGGCCCGAGCCATCGGCGGCGGGCTTGACGTAGTCACCGAACGCGATGGCGGCGCCGGCTTCGACCAGGCCGCTGTAGCTGGTGATCGCCGAGAAGGCTTGCCCGGGATCTGCCGCGAACTGCGAGATGGCCTGTGCGTCCTTGGCGCCGCCGGCACTGGTGGCGTGGCCACCGTCGTAAGCGGCGAAACGGTTGGCGGCGACGGCCGCCGTGGCCACGATCGTGATGGCGTGCTGCAGGTCGAACTGCAGGCCGGTGTTGTTCTGGGATGCCATTGGGTGCTCCTGTAGTGAAGGGGGCGTGTGTCAGCTGCTGGCAGTCGATCAGCTGCGGCTCTTGCCGCTGGTCTTCGCAGCGGGCTTGGTGGGTTCGGGGGACGGCGCTGCCGCATCGGTCGGCTTGTCGCTTGATGCGGAGTCGGTCGACGGCTTGGCCTCGGCAGCAGTCGAGCCCTCACCGTTATCGGCGCCGTTGGTGGCCGAGGCCTGGCCTAGCGCGCCGGTGAGCTGCGTTGCGCCGCTGGTGCCGGCATCGGCTCCCGTGGCGGAGCCGCTGGACGTCGAGGTCTGCAGCTGCTCAGCGGTGGGCTGCGTCTCGCCGATGCCGGAGGTGCCCCCGGAACCTTCGCCAGTCGGATCGGCCGCTTGTGCCGAGGCTCTCTCGGCCTGGACGCGTTGGCGCTCGTCCTGGAACTCGCGCGCGACAAGTTCGGCACGCAGCCCCGCGATGTCCTCTGCGCGGGCCTCCTGATCGGGGTCTTTGATCGACTTCGATGCCAGCAGCGCAGCTTCGTCGTGCGCGTTGAGTTCGGGCAGCTTCTCGCCCGGCTGAAAGACCTTGCGTTCGCCGGCCACCATCATGGCCACGGCCACCAATGCAATCTTGCTCATGTTGAATCCTGAAATGGGTTGAAGGAGAGACGGGGTAGTCCCTGCCCCCCGCCAGGGCCGATGCCTGGCGCGGGGCTCACTGCTGCTCTCGGGGGGTTATTTCGGGTTCTGGAACAGGAAGCCGGCCGTGTTGTAGGCAACGTTGGCCCGGCGCTCGTAGGTGGCGCCATAGATCCAGCTCTTGAGGCCCGGCTCGTAGTACACCTGTTCAGCGAACGGATGGCCCTCCATCACGTTGGTGAAGCCGAACCCGGGCTCGGCCAGGCTCACGTTGCTCGTGCCGCCGCCGCCGATCTTGGGCACGTAGGCGAGGATCGCGTTGTTGCCCCAGACGTCTTGCCCGGTGCCGCTGGCGTCCTTCCAGATCGCATCGCCAACCTGGATCTCTTCCACGTCCAGGATCGTCTTCAGCTGGTCCACCGTGGCAGGTCCCATCTGGGTGCTCGGCAGATAGGTCTTCACCTCGGCATTCGTGATGAGCGCCGTGAAGGCGTCGGCCGAGAGCGTGAGCTTGTTGGGCTTCTTGCCGATCTTCTTGCGGATGATGTTCGATGCGGCTCGCACATCGGTGACCGGCGTGCCGGTTGCCGCGCTCCACTTCGTCGGGCCCGCCAGGGCAAGGACGTGCCCGCTCGCATAACTGGTTGCGTCCGTTGCCACGCCCGCCACCTCCAGCTCGTAGTCCAGGCCGAGGATGTCGTTGGCGGTGGACATCGCGATCTGCGAGACGTCCAGGTAGTTGCCGACGTTGAGCTTCTTGGACTCGTCAGCCTCGCGCAGCAGTTCGCGCGGCATTGGCACCTCCACCGCGTACTGGTCGACCGTGTAGACCTTGCCGTCGTACTTGATCTCCACGCGCTTGGTGGCGCTGCCGGGCGCGCGGCGCAGGTTGTAGCGCCTGAAGCGCTCGTCGCCGAGTTGGGCGAGCGTGACGCCGCTGAGCGCCTGCGGCAGGCGCGGGAACAGCTTCTCGGCGACATAGGTGCCCTGGCCCATGCCGAGCAGCAGGCTGGTGAGGACGGGGTTCTGCTTGAGACGGATCTCGGCGGCGGTCATCATGGTGATGGATTCCTTCGGTTCGTTGGGTGTCAGGTGTCCAGCGACAGCGCGGTGTGCGTCAGCTGGCGGTAGTGGTGAAGCCGACCACAGCGCGGGCCGCTTCGGCGTAGCTCACCTTGTGCTCGCGTGCATAGGCATGCGCGGCCTTGTCGATCTCCTCGTCGCTCTTGCCCTTGGCCGCGCCCGCTTGGGCGCCCTCGGTGCCAGCGCGACCCGGTGCGAACTCGCCGAAGCTGACCACCGGCTTCGCGTTGGACAGCAGACCCTTGAGCCATTCCAGCGGGGACTCGGTGCGCGTGGTGTTGCCTTCCGAGAACGAGACGGCCTTGGCATCGGCCAGGGCTTCGAGCGTGGCCACGGCCATCGCCTTGTCGGCCGGCAGCAGCCGGCCGGCCTCGACCTGCGCTTCCGCGAAAGAAGTGAAGCTCGCGGTGCGCTCCTTCTTCTGCTGCTCGGCGAAGCTGGCAGCGCGCGTGGTGGCTTCGTCGCGCTCGCGTTCGGCGGCTTCGCGCTTCGTCTTTTCGTCAGCGGCTGCGGCTTCGGCTGCTGCGAGCTTCTTCTTCAGTTCTTCTTCGTCCATGTGTTTGCGCTCCTGAGAGGGTTGAGTGGAGGGGGTGGCTTCGGAAAACTGGACGAGCCCTTCGGCCTCGCCCTCGGAAAACTGGATGTCGGCCAGGCCGGCGATGGCGGGCGGCTGCGCGCCCAAGTTGGCGACGTGGCGCAAGTACCAGTCGCCCGAAGCGGGGTTGTTGGGATGACCCGGGGGATAGAAGCTGGCGCTGCGCTTCTTGAATCGACCGGCGCGCAACATTTCCGCGAACTGCGGCTCGACCTGGTGCGTGTCCATCAGCAGGCGGCCGCCCTCGGCCCGCAAGCCCTTCACCCAGCCGTAGGCCGGAAGGTTGTGCTCGGGATGGCCGACGGTCAGCGGCGCTTCGCGCTTGGCGGGGTCATAGACCACGGCCATGCGCTGCACATCGGCCTCGGTGAACTCGTGGACGTTGCCGGCGTCGTCGGTGTGCTTACCGGCGCGGAAGATCTCTACGCCATCGGGCAGCGATACTTTGTTGGGTGCGGCTTGAGGCATGCCGCGCAGTCTCTAGACCGCGAGGCATGGCGTCTTGTGAACGAGGACACAAAAACATGTGCCGCCATCGATGCTCGCGCGAGGCCGGCGGCGCGGATCGGAAAGTGCGACGGAGCGAGCGGTCCGACTCTCGCCCGTAAATCGTTTAGAGGCCTTTACAGAAGGCCCGAGTCCGCGACCGGGTACATCCGGACCCCACCGCGCCCGCGATCGCCTGCTGGCGGCCCTTTTCAGCGGCTTCTCGCGGCATCGCCATCATGCACCGAGCAGGTAGCTTCCGACGATCTCCAGGATGTTCTCCCGATCGGCATCGGAGACTCCCGCAAACTCGCGGGCCGGGATGTCTCCCCACAGATTCGGAAACTTCTCGCGTGTGCCACCGAAGTTGAACATCGCCGCGTACACCAGAGGGCTGCCCACGCTCACCGTGTCGTTGCTTTCGAGCTGGTAGTTGATGGTCGTCTGCAGTGCCTTCGTCTCGCCGGTACCGGGCTTCTTCGACGCCGCGCGCTGCTGGCCCTTCTTGCTGAGCGAGCCGTCCTTCTTGTGACTGCCCTTGAACAGGCCGAGGTACGCAGTGATCGTGACCGGACTGTTGGGCGCCCAGGGCGTGCCATCCGGTGCCTTCGCCGAGGCAAAGCGCCCCTTCATGCTCTCGACCAGGTCTTCGCCGATCTCCGCCAGCGCCGGGCTCATATCGTCCATGCGCGCCACGAGCTGGTCCAAGACCAGGACGACCTGGCGCGCCCCGCGCTGCTCGATGTTGATCATGCTGCGCGACTCCCACGGGCGGCCAGCGACTGCGACAGGGCGCGCGCAATGGCCGGCGGATAGGTGACCAGCTTCTCCTCGACCATCTCCGCCAGGTCGTCGTTCGCTGCGCCAGGCGCATAGGCCCAGCCTCGGTCAATGCCAGGTGGCGCGCCGGTCTTCGGATCGATGCTGTCCCAGCCCTCAGGCGGCTCTGTCGCGTCACCAGCTGCCGGCGCGCGCACCGCGACGATCCGGCACTGGCATCCCCAGCCATTGGGGGCGAAGTGCGTCTGCCAGAACTCGTGGTCGTGCGGCAGCGTCAGACCGTTCCAGGCCAGGTGTAGCGGCCGAGGGTGCAGCACGCCGTCCGCGTGCACGTAGCGCCAGAACGGCCGCACGGCCAGCAGGCCCGGCGACTTGAGCTGCGCATATCGCCCGGCCGCGTAGCTGCTGTTGACGTTCGCCCGATAGATCGTGCGCGTGCGCCAGGCTTCGCCGGCCTTGGAGCCTTCGCCGGTCCAACCCGACCAGCCCGACCTGGCCACGGCCTGCGCAAAGTCTTTTCGGAACTCCCCGATGCTGGCGCCGCCGATGGCCTTGTCCACCGCGTCGAACAGATCGGAGAGCAGATCCGCCTTCTGTGCACCGGCGACGATGAACGCACGATCGTGGGCACGCTCCCAGATGTCGTCCCAGCGTTCGGTGGGCAGCGCGAGCTTGGCGCGGAAGAAGTCGATCTGCTCCTGGAAGCGCTGCCGCACCGCCTGCAGCTGGACTGCCAGCTCGGTGGCCATCAGGCGTCCCCAGCCGCACCGAGCGCCGCTTCGCCCGCCACTGCATCCATGCCGGCCAGCTCGGCGGCAGCGAAAGCCAGCGCCATCATTTCCACCAAGTCGGCTGCCGGCAGATCGCCGAAAGCGGTGAGAAGGCGATCACGCAGCTGGTCGGGGCCGTCGACGTCGTCGACCATGGCCCGGATGCGCTCCATCCAGTCGGCCAGCACCGCATCGCCGCCGTCGCCGAGGACGCGCGCGAGGCGGTCGGCCCAGGGTGAACCTTCAGCGAAGTTCGCCGCCTTGCCGGTCCCCGGGTCATTGGCGGCTTCGTCCTCGGGGGACTGCCGCACGTCGGTCTTCTTCGGAGCCTTGGTCGACGTGCCAGGCGGAACCGGCGGCACACCTGGGGCTGGGAGCGGGAGCGGCTCGGGCTTTGGCGCTTCCTCCCAGTGCTCGCCATACCGAGCCTTGACGCCTTCGAGCGAGGGCTTGAAGCCCATGCTGGACACGTTCTTGTCGGTCTCGCTGGCGGCCTTGAGGTCTTCGTCCTTCTTGATGACGCGATAGACCAGGCACGGCTGCAGGCGGTTGAACTCGCAGATCCAGCGGATGAGCGTCTGGTTCAAGGTCTCGCTGAGCAGGTCGCTGTCTGCCTGGCTGAGTTCGAGGCGCACGTCCTCGCGTTCGTTGCTGGCCGCTGCCAGCGCACCGCCACCCTTGCTGCGCGGCGACTGCCCCAGGAGTACTTCCATGATCCAGTCGTCCATGTACTCGCAGAGGTTCTGCTGCGTCGTGATACTGCCCGTGAGCTTGCTCTCCAGCAGCTCGATGGTCATCCCCTCGGGCGTCATCACCGCGCCGTCGGCCGCCAGGGCACGCAGCGCGTCGAACAGCGTGCCCTTCTCCTTGTCGCCGGCATTGCGCGGGTATTTCCCCCAGGGCGTGGGAGAGCCGAAACGGTCGTTGAGCTTGTTCCAGCTCACCACGCCCTTGCGCTTGAAGAAGACCGGCCAGTACAGCTGCAGGCCGAGTCCGGTGCCCCATGGGTTGTCGTCCTCGGCGTTCAAGCGGTGCACGATGAACTTCCGGTCCGGCAGCTCGATGCCCGTGAGCATGTTCTCCCGTGTGCGCAGGCGCAGCTGCGGTGGCTGGTTCTCCCCGACGTCGACATACACGAAGCGCTTGGGCGCTCGCTTCACCACGCGGTCGACCGCCACCAGGTTGTCGCGCAGGGTGTAGATCACCTCGGCCGGCGAAGTGCCGATCAGGAGCGCGTCCATGAGATCCGAGCAGAGCCGGTCGAAGTTGAAGCCCTTGAGGATCTTCGTGACGATCTCGGCATGGGCGCGCCCCGTGGCTCCGTCCTCCACGGGCTCGACCTGGAAGGGCTTGCTGACCACGGCGAGCTTGCGTTTTTGCAGGCCAGAGTAGACCTTGCCGTCGCGCTTCAGGTCGCGGTACAGCTCGAAGCGCTGATCGTCGCCGCGCTCGAGGAGCAGCGGATCGTTGGTTCGGATGATTCCCTGGAAGTTCGTTTCGTAGGGATCGACGCGCCGGTTGGCGATCTCGGTGTCCAGCACTGGGCGTGCAGCAGCTGCAGCGCTGGCTCTGGCCGTCGCCGTGAGTTGCCGAGTTGGGCGGGAAGTACGTTTAGCCATAGAGGAAGTCCCTCGCTTCGGTGACGCTCTCGCGCGGGCCGCTGCTGGTGAATTCGAAGGGGATGTAGTTCAGGCGAGACGCGGCGTGCGCATACACGCATGCCATGGCGCCGTCGCCGTGGCGATCGCCTGAGGTTTTGCCCTCCGGAAGGCGGGCAACGCCGCGCACCAGCTTGATCGCCCGGTGGTCCTGCAGCAGGTCGTCGTGCTTCGGGATGATGATGGTTCCATCCTCGAACGCGGCCTTGTACGGCGGCATGTTGTCGCGGTACCAGCCCTCGGTGGGCATGAGGCGCTCGACCAGCGAGCCGTACCTGTCGAATGCCGCTTCGCCAACGTAGCTGCCATTGCCGCGGCTGTCGATGACCATGCCCGAGAGGCGGGGCAACGCATCGCCGATCGCGTAGAGCACCTGCAGCTGCTGGTTGTAGGGAACGTTCTTGAGCTCGACCAGGAACGGGATGCGGGTGTTCAGGTTGCTGGCGATCTCGCACGGAGCAATGACCGAAAGGTCACCCGAGCGCGCGAAGTCCATGCCGAGGGCGTGGCGCAGATTGGGATTGAACTTGAGGATCGGGAGCAGCTCGTCCTCGATCCAGTCTTGCATGACCCGCGCGCGCTGCTCCGGGCTCGCGTTGTTGAAGTCCCGCGTGCCGTTGAAGCGCAGCACCGGGGCCTCGCGCATGCGGGCCTCGACCATGGTGCGCGTCAGCCAGGCGCCGCCGCCCTGGGCAGGAATGCAGAACAGCTCCTCGTCCTCGTTCGGGCGGTACCGCTTGACCATCGCCCGGCGCCATTCGGCCTCCTTTTCGGGCGTCCACTCCTGGCCGGTGACCGCGCAGATCTTGCGGTAGAGCCCGTCGTGCAGGGCATCGTCCAGCGTCACGCGGTGCAGGCTGTAGTCGTACTTGCCGGCCCGCACGTCGTTGATCAGTTCGTTGAACGGGTTGTCGTCCCCGTTGTGCGTGCTGATGATGCGGATCTGCCCGCCCCACATCGTCATGGCCATCGCGGCCTTCAGCAGCTCCTGGATGTCGTCGACGAAAGCGGCTTCGTCGACCACCAGGCGCTCGCCGGGGCGACCCTTGGAGCGCAGGTTGCGCGGGTTGCTGGTGAAGGCCTGGATCTGGTGGCCGCTGTCGAACTTGATGGTGAAGGTGAGGATCTGCTTGTCCTCGACCTCCAGCACCGACTCCTCGATCTGGCTGGCCGCCGCGTTGAAGGCCCGCGCCCAGGTCGCGCAGTCCTGGATGAAGCCTTGGGTCATCTCCTTGTTGTAGGAGATGTAGTAGACGTTCGCGCCCTCGGCGCTGGCGGCGTACAGCACGTCGTCTGCCGCTTCCGCGTAGCTCAGGCCGATGCGTCGCGACTTCTCGATGATCTTGACCGGCGAGTTGTCGAGAATCCAGTCGACCTGGTACTGCATCAAGATCGATGCAGCCTGAGCCACCTGGGTGCGCTGAGCGTCGAGCTGGCTCACAGCTTGCCCATGATGGCCGCGCGCAGGGCTTCCACGCCGGTCTTCGACAGGCCCTGCTGCTTGGCGGTTTCGGCCGCCTGTTGCGTGGCTTCGGCGAATGCCTTCTTCCGAGCGGCTTCCTCCACCTCGGCCTGGAACTTCTTGAGGTTCACGCTCGACCTGGTCAGCGTGGCGATGTTCTTCGCGGCTGCGCTGAGCATGCCCACGCGCTCGCCTGCATCGAGATCCGGATCGTCGGCCTCCTGCAGCGACAGGATCGCTTCGAAGAGCTCCGTCTGCACCAGTGCCGTGAGAGCTTCGCTACGGGCGTCCTGGCTGTCGCCGGCATGCTCGCGGATCAGCCGTGCGGCCTCGGTGCTGGCCTTGATGGCCGCCAGGCGGCGCTCCAGCTTCTGGCCGTAGCGGCCCACGGCCGAGCGGCTAGGCAGCTCTCCATCCTGCGCCTGCAGGGGAAACTTCTCGCGCAGATCCGCGATGAGCTGATCCAGCGTCATGCTGCCCGTGGCAAGCATGGCCTCGATGTAGCTGCGGATCTCCGGCTCCAGCCGGGTGATGCTGCTCTTGCGGCCCATGGCTCACCAGTACTTGCCAGGACGAGCGATGCCCGGCTCGCAGTCGATCGTGTACTCGGCGATGTCGGTGCCGAAGCGCGTGAGGTCGGCGTGCCACGGCCCGCTGGGCGAGCGCACCAGCTTCACCAGCTCGCGGTCCGACAGGTAGTCCAGCTCGCGGCGCACCTCCAGCGGAGTGGCATCAGCATAGATTGCCTGGGCCGTGGCTAGCACCACGCTCTCGTGAGCACCGAGTGGTCGGGCATTGTTGAGGGCCAGCAGGATGAGCCAGCGTAGCGACTCGCGGCGGACCTTGGCCTGGTCGACGTTCATGTTCATGCTTGGCTTCCCCCTCCGATCATTCCGCGCAGCTGCGCGCTTTCGAGCTTGCTGGCCACCGCGTCGAGCTTGGCCTCGATCACGGTCTGGCCACGGATGTAGTCATCGCGCATCACGTAGCGCATGGGCAGTTCGGCCTGGAACTTCAGCATCTCCCGCTCAACGCGCTGCCACTGCAGGGTCTCGTCGCGGTTGACGCTCTCCAGGGCGTCCATGCGATCGGCGAGCACTTTTTCCGCTGCCGCGCGCGTGGTCTCCTGGGCGTCGAAGCGCTTGTCTAGGTGGGACAGGGTCAGCTTGAAGACGACACCCAGCGCAGCGGCGCACAGGCCGAGAAAGCCGAGCAGCAACCCGACCAGATGCCAGAAGTCGGCCTGCACGGTCATTGCTGGCCTCCGTCAAGGTAATCCAGCAGATCAACCATGCGGCCGGCGCAAATGCCGTAGAGGTCGTAGAGATCCTTGAGCGCGACGAGCACCGGATCTACCTCACGGCCGCTGGGCGGTGCGGCCGGCATCGGGCACCGAACCGCGTATTCCGAAGGCAGCGGCTTCGGCGGCGCGAGTGTGCGCGTCGGCGAGCTGGCGCATGCCATCAGCAGGGAACAGGCAGCCAGCGCGATCGCCGGCCGTTTGAGAGAGCGCATCCTTGATCTCCTTGGTGCTTTGCGCGTCTGCGGACTGGCGCTTCGCTACAGCCAGGCGCATGCCTCGGCTGGCCTGGCCCGCCGCGTCGATGAGGCCCTTGGTGGCGTCAATGACCTGGCGCAAGTCGGTGACGGTCTTGGCGTTCTGGTCAGCCACGGCGCGGGCATTGCCATCGAGGTCACCACGCCAGTAGCCGCCGCCAGCGCTGGCCAGCGCGGCCAGCACCAGGGCGAGGAGCCAGGTCGACGTGCTCACAGGCCTGGCCCCCAGCTGGCATATCGCGGCTGCAGCTCCAGCAGGATGCGCCGGGGGTAGCCGAGGTTTTCAGCGCAGTGCAGCTTGGCGCGCCGGGCGGTGCCGCAGGCAGCGTCGACCGCAGCGCGATCGGGCACGCCAGGACCTCGGGCGGCATTGCGTGCCTCTGCTTGCCAGTGGCCGAGCCCGCCGTTGTAGCCCCGCAGCGCGACCCACATCCGGTCGTGCGGCAGGTAGGCCACCGGCGTGCGTTCGTACAGGTACTGGTCGTAGGTGACCAGGGCGCGTATCGCCCACGAGGGGCTGAAGGGCTGGTTCGCCTTCAGGGCCGGGGCGAGGCCCGCGATCCATTGCGACGTGGCCGGCATGAACTGCGCCAGGCCGGCGGCACCGACACCGGAAACGGCCTCGCGGCGCCATCCAGATTCCTGGTGGATCTGCGCTGCGAACGTGGCCACGGGCGCCTCAAGGCCCCAGACGACACGAGCGGTTCGCACCAGCTCGGCGCGGTACTGGGCCGCAGCCTGCGGCACCTGTGCGTGTGCGCAGGACTGGCCGAGCATCAGCAGCGCGATCACCCCGAGCGTGGCCACTGCGGTGGCCCAGGTGGCCAGGCGGTGCCAGCGCCCAACGCGCGCCAGATCGCGTTCGAAGGCTTCTTCGTCGCGCAGCATCACAGGCCCAACGCGATGCCCAGGACCACGACGCCAACGATCGCAGCGCGTCGCAGCATGGCCAGGGCGTAGACCAACTCATAGCCCTTGACCACCGGGTGGTCCGCCAGGAACTGCGGCTCGTCGGTGCCATAGCGCCAGTCGCGCTCAAGGAAGCCATCGGGACGGGCGTAGGGAAACAGCGAACGGTCGAGCCAGTAGCCGAGCACGGCAGCGAGCGAGACGAGCGCGGCTTTGTAGAGCACGACCGGCAGCTGGATCGGCGAGATGACTGCGATCAGTGCCAGCAGCAGCACGGCCGCTGCGAGCCAGATGGTGTTACGCGGTGCGCGCAGCCACACGGGGATGGTGTCAGACAGCTTCAAGGGATGCTCCTCGGGAGGGGAAAGTGGATGAGACCCAGCCACTGTCCTCGCGCGAGGCGCTGCCGTCTTGTGAACCAGTTCAAAAGACGCAGCCCGTGTTGCCCGAGCAGCATCGCTGCTCCCGTGATTGACGGGCAACAAGGAGCGATCAATGAAGAGTTCGAATCTCGCGGCCTACCTGGCTGCGGCGCTGAACGTGGGCATCAGCACCCACACCGTGCGTGCGAGCGCTCGGCCCGGCGGCGACATCCATTTCCTCATCCATCCGACTGACCGTGACGGCGAGACTCTCGATTTCTCGGTGCGTGGCAATGCGCTGCAGCTGCTCACCGCGCTCCGCGCGCACGTCTGTGGCGTGACCTGCCGGCCTGGCGACACGAACTGCAATGGCTACTGCATCGGCAAGGCGGAGAGACCGGCTTCGAGCGGGGCGGACGACGAAGCCGAGCTGGAGCAGCAGATCCAGGCGACCAAGCCCAAGGCGCCGCGCCTGTCGCCTGCAGACATCGAAGCAGCAATCGTGGGTGAGACCTTCACGGTGCTGCCGTCAGGCCGTGTGACGGTGTGCGAGCTGACTCTGCGCAACGGCTTCACCGTGCGAGGCGAAAGTGCGGTGGTCTCCATCGAGAACTTCAACGCCGAGATCGGCGAGCGCGTGGCACGTCAGAACGCGCGCGGCAAGATTTGGGAGCTGGAGGGTTACCTGCTGCGTGAGAAGCTGCATGCTGAGGGTTGAAGTGCCCAGGAGCGCCAACCCTCCGCCACCGCCACCACCGAACCCCACGGCGATAAGTTCCGCGCCAGCGGCTAGCGATCCCTACTGGCTGGTGTGGTGCGTAGGCGGCGGTCCGCCTACTTTCAAACACGGGAGTTTTGCGTCAGCTGATGCCGAGGCCAGGCGCTTGGCACGGCTCCACTTCAACCACGAGTTCGTTGTGCTGGAGTCGGTCCGCTCTCACCGGGCATTTAAGCTGGTGAGCACAGACCTTCGCCCGGATCGTGGCCTCCCGTTCTAGCGATCGAGTGTTCTGTCGTAGTCCTTTGGTGACATCTCGTCACTCGCCTTCTGGTCGGGCTTCGCCGGCGCGTCCCACAGAAACGTCCGGAAGGCTCTGCCAATTTTTGGATTCCTGAGAGTGGCGGAACCCATTGCGTTCACAGACCGAATCCGAAGGAGCAGCCTGCCGTCCCGCCCCGTTGTCCGTTCCACAAAAGGGTCATTGGCGAACAGATTCCAGATGTCCGCTTCGGGAAGGCCAGTCTTCCTGGACAGGGTGCCGAGGGTGGACCACTCGAACTCCGACGTGCCGATCACATTGCGAAGATAGGATCTTCGTTGATCATCCGTCCAGTTCTTCAGTGGTCCCCAACGCAGTTCATCCCCCCGGAGTTCATCGTCGGTATCGCTCGTCGGGAGCGTCGAGGTTGAAAGCGAGGCCGGAGGGGCAGGCGTAGGTGCGCCGGTTTCAGCGGGAGCATTTTTCTCGGCAACGTCGATCAACTCCGCACCAAGCTTTTTCAGTCGCTCTTTGAGTTCATCGAGTTCCTTGTGATCCTTGCGGATCTCCTCCATCCTCTTCTGAAGATCGTCGCGAGCGTCGTACATCGCTTTGCGGGTCTGCTTCACATCCCACCCGAAGAAGCCGACAGCGATGAACGCGAAGACAGTGATGAATATCCCGAAGACCCAGGCGGCAGCCTTCGTGAAATTCACCAGATCGCGATCGAGCGACAGGATGATCTTTTCTGAGGCGGCAGCAGGAACAGCCTGGGTAGCCGGCGCAGCGACAGCCGAGGGGGACACGGAGGACGGTTGGGCGGCGTTCGCGGGAGAAGAGGCCACTGGCGCGGGTGGCGCAGCAACCTGAGAAGCAGCATCTCCCGCGAATGTGAGCAGGGCCCCGGCCATGAGGACACCCACCAACCAACCCCTAAGCGTTGGACCTACAGAGGGCATCTGTTCCTCGTGTTCTGAAAGTCGGCCATGCGCAAAGCGGCGAAGTCGAAATGCGGCCTGGCCAGCCTCTCGCCGGCTTGGTACTGGTTCCGCATGAACTCCAAGAACCCATCGATCGTGCTGCCCATGCCTTCAATCAGTGAAGCCTTCGCACGATCCATGCACGGGGCAACAGTCAGCTGCTCGGCTTCGCGCCGAAGAGATTGAAGGTTGGCGACCGGGCCGCTCAGCGAAATTCGGCCGGTCGTCGATGCCACCTTGACCGCGTCTTCCCACCGGGCAAACAGGTCATCAATCGCCTTCTTCGAAAGCGTCAGCGCATCGCGCTCCTTCGCTTCCGTCGCAATACGCTTCTCGAGTTCCTGTCTCTCGGCTTCCCGTCGCTGCTCCTCCGCCTTCTTTTGAGCGGCCTCTTGCTCGGCTTGTTGGCGAACCAACGCAAGCCGCTTTTGCTCCTTGCTGTGCTCGCTGAACCTCCAAGCCGCAACGGATACCAGCACCAACAGAACCAGAACAACCCAGACAACGTAGCCGCGTTGTCCGGATCTCACGGTCGAGCGCGTCATCACGCGGTTCGCTCTTCGAAGGTCTGGGAAGGGGCGGAATCTAACGCCAGTGTCGCGGCCCTGGCGGTTCGGTGAGGCTTAACAAATTGCAGTTGAAGCCCTCCCAGCAAGAACATGAAGACCGCAACACCTAGCAGGGTGGCGATGAAGGCGTGACTGCCGGATAGATGCGTCCAAATCAGTCCGACACCTCCCGCGAGGAGCAGGACCAGGCAGAACACAAATGCAGCAGCTACGAAGTAGTCCGCGAACGGCGACGTCTTGCGCCACCGCTGGCTGTCCTTTGACCAAACAAGCGCCCCGGCTCCGATAGCTCGTCGCAACTGAGGAAACTCGAAATCGCAGTGCCTACCCAGGTAGGTGAGTTGCGCGCGCGCCTGTCGGCTGCAGCTGATGCGCGTGCATGCCTCGAACAAGTGCTGCGCTTCGTATTCGGCGCAACTGCTGAGGTCGATGTTGTAGACCACATCGCGAGCGGCAACGCCGCCGTATACGTCCCTCTGGAAGACCTGCCTCATTCTCGTTTCCTCCTTGATCCTCTGACAACGATATCCCTCGCGGCAACGCCTCCCTCGACCTTGCCGCTGAAATTCTGTGTCACGCCCCCTTCGGCCGGCATCACGCCCGCCAGAACGCGCATTGCCGCTTCCCGTAGAGCCGGAGTGCTCCCGCGATACCTCTCGAGGAGGAGGTGCTCCTCTGCGGGGAGCGCCTCACTGGTCCTGCTGCCAGTGATCACGTAGATCGCGTCCAACCCGAGCACGCCCTTCATGGCCATCAGATCTCCCAGGGGAACGTTCGCCTTCGCCATCCAGTTGTAGATGGTGTTCCGGGCGACGCCCAAGGTATTCGCGATCGCGGTGACCCCGCCGATCCGCGTGATCTCTTCCTCCAGCCGGTCTCGAAAAGTGCTCACAAAAATGATCTTTCTTCGTTGACGTGCTCATTTTTTTGAGCGATCATCAACCCACACCAGTTCACTAACTCGTGCGCCAACGCCAATTGGCACACACAAAACAGGACGCACAGATGCCTCTGAAAACCCGGAAGCAGGTCCGTGAAGAGTTCGCCCGAAAGGGCTGGTCTTACACAGGCTGGGCGCGTAGCAACCGCTACTCGCCCAATCTCGTGATCGAGATCATCAATGACAGCGACACCAACCCCCGCCGCAAATGTCTTCGCGGTGAGAGCCACAACGTCGCTGTGCAGCTCGGACTCAAAGAGGGCGAGGTTTCGCGCGCCCATTTCCCCAACATGACGCCGGCGTGAGCCCTCGCCATGTTGGGCTTTCATCTTACAGACGGTTCCCCTTCGCTGTCCCTAACGAAATTGTGGGAGCCAAGGTCGGCGGCCACCAGCCCCAGCGGCTGTTTTTGTTTGGAAGCGCCGATCGGCGCCGTACCCGAATGACTCCAACCCGCCGCCGCAACTGGAAGCGCCTGCGGGCCACGAGCCTCCGGCACGCGCTGGAGCTGTGCAAAGACCACGCACGCGAGAAGCTCAACCGCTCGGTGGAGGGCATTGCCTCGGAGATGGGCATCGCCGACCACTGGACCGTCTACAAGTGGCTGCAGACCGGCCGCATCCCTGCGATCCTCATCCGCCCCTTCGAGACGGCCTGCGGCATCGACTTCGTCACGCGCTGGCTGGCCGCGAGCAGCGGGCGCATGTTGGTCGACATCCCCTCGGGCCGCGCCCTCAAGGAGACCGACCTGGTCGGGCTGCACACCGGCATCAGCCACGCGCTGAAGCTCCTGACCGACTTCTACGCAGGCAAGGCCGACCCCGAGGCCACCGTCGCCGCGCTCACCGCTCACCTGGAAAACGTCGCCTGGCACCGCGCCAACGTGACGCAGCACAGCACCCCCGAACTCGACTTCGACACCGAATGAAAGGCCTCGTCGTGTCATCCCTCATGAACTCCTCACTTTTCCGGGCCGTGGTCGGCTCACGCCTCCACGACTGCGAGTTCGTGGTCTTCTTCGACTGCCCGCTGGGCACGTCGCCTGCCGCTCACGTGGAAGACCTCGTCGCGCACGTCTGGCACCTCGGCGTGCAAGACCTCGACGTCTACAACGTCCGCAGCGAGCGCGAGCTGGTGGACGAGGCCATCAACGGCGCCCACGCAGGTGACCTGCGGCTGTTCGAAACAGGCTGCTATAGGAGCCGCCCGACCTTTGCCGACCCGTCCCGCACGCTGATGCTGGTACGCCCCTCGACGCAGATGCGCCTCGCGGCCGCGCAGATCCTGCTGCCGCAGGCCTCCGAAGAGGCGGTGCCAGCGTGAGCGCGGACGCGAACGTCAGCGAAGGCGGGCTGCGCCTGCTTTCGATCCTGGAGGCCCTGTGCGGCTACGCGGCCAACGGCGCCACCAACAGCGACCTCGCGCAGGCCGTGAAGACCTCCCCGCCGAACGTCACCCGCGCCATGGCCGTGCTCATCACCAAGGGCTGGGCTCGCAAGAGCGAGGACACCGGCCGCTTCTATCCCACCAGTCAATACACCCGGCAGTGCTTCCGCGTGCTCGATGACTTCGAGCGCCTGGAGAACCGCATTTCCGACACAAAGCGCTCGATGACAGGGCGCTGATTCACCAAGGAGAAACCGTAGCAATGGCACGTACCAAGAAAGAACCGTTGGCCCCCGCCGACATGCCCGAGATCCTGCCCGAGCGCGCAGTGGCCATCGTGGAGTCTCAGGAGACCCTGGCCCTTCAGACCAGCGAGGCGGCTACCCGCACCCGCGCACTGGCCGACGAGCTGGGCTACGAGGGCTCGCTGGACGTTGCTGCGCTGGAGGATGGCATCCGCTTCTACCAGCGCCGCACGGTGGAGGCGATCCTCGAAACCGGCAAGCGTCTGCTGATCCTGCGGGATCTGTCCCAAATTGGGACGGAGTTCGACAAGCGGGCGGAAGCCCTGGGCTTGTCCCGCTCGACGGCCTACCGATTCATGCAGGCGGCGGTGAAGACCGCCAAGTCCGCCAACCTGAAGGCTCTCAGCTCGGAGGTGAAGAGCGCCAGCGCGTTCCTGGAGCTGGTCACCCACGACGAGGACGAGCTGAAGGCGCTCTCCGACCTCGACGACATTGATCGCATGAGCGCCACTCAGCTGCGCGCTGCGCTGCGCCAGGCAAAGGAGGACAACGACTACGCGGGTGAGCAGATTCAGAAGGAGCGCACCCGCGCCGACAAGGCCGAGAAGAAGCTCCGGGGCAAGGTGCCCGAGGTGATGCCGCTGGACGAGCGCATCACCCCGTTCACCCTGGAGATCGCCGAGCGTCAGAGCCTGCTGGAGAAGGCCCTTGCGGCGCACCTGGAGAGCATCGCCGCGCTGGAGGCCTGGTGGACGTCCGAGCTGGAGGGCAATGAGGATGGCGCGGAAATGCCACAAAGCATCAAGCTGGTGTTGATCAACCTGGACGACGCGGTCAACCGCACCGCTTCGATGGTCGGCTCCCTGCAGAACGAGCTGGAGATGCGCTTCGGTTCTGACATCCAGTCGGCGCGCCAGTACATCATGAGCACGGGCGAGCGTGGCTGAGGTGGACGAAGCCATGGCAGCACTCTCCCCGGAAATCCACCAGTACGTCTGCGGCCTCGCGCAGCAGCTCGACGCGGCCCCTCATGGCGGTGCCACCTTGCTCGTGCAGGAGGCAGCCCGCTTTCTCGACTGGTCACCCCAGACGGTCTACCGCCAGTTGAAGGCTGCGGCAGGCTGGTCTTCTGGTCGCCGCGCGCGCAGCGACAAGGGCTCGACCAGCGTGTCGGCCGAAGCGCTCGCCACCCTCGGCGCGACCCAGCGCGAGTCGATCCGCGACAACGGCAAGCAGACCCTCTTCACCACCACGAGCAGAGGCATGCTGGAGCAAAACGGCATCAGCTTCGGCGTCTCTAACGGCCAGCTCAACCGCCTGCTGCGCGACCGCAAGCTCAACGTGGCCGCCCAGCGCGTCGCCGACCCGGTGCAGCAGCTGCGCGCCCCGCACCCGAACCACACCCACCAGGTCGACCCGTCCCTGTGCCTCGTCTACTACCTGCGCGACCGGCAGTACATCATGCGCGACCGCGAGTTCTACAAGAACAAGCTGGACGGCCTGGCGAAGATCAAGTTCAAGGTCTACCGCTACGTGCTGTACGACCGGGCGAGCGCAACGGTCGTGCCCTGGTACTGCGAAGCCCAGGGCGAGAACCAGCACAACCTGTTCGATTTCCTCATGTACGCATGGGGCTCTCGCGACGATCGTCTGTTCCGCGGTGTGCCTCGCTACCTGCTGTGGGACAAGGGCAGTGCCAACCTGTCGGCGCCGATCAAGAATCTGCTGAAGCACCTCGAAGTTGAGCCGCTGGAGCACCAAGCCGGCAACGCTCGCGCCAAGGGTGGTGTCGAGAACGCCAACAACCTGGTGGAGACACAGTTCGAGTCGCGCCTGCGCTTTGAGCCGGTGCACGACGTCGATCAGCTCAATGCTGCCGCGCTGGCCTGGTCGAACGCCTACTGCGCGAACCTGATTCCTGGCCAGGACACCCGCCTGCGGCGCCAAGGGCTCTCGGCCGCGACGGCGCGCTACGACCTGTGGCAGCTCATCACCGCCGACCAGCTGCGTCTGCTGCCCTCCGAAGAGGTCTGCCGCGCGCTGATGGCCAGCAAGGAGCAGCCGCGCCAGGTCCGTCCGAACCTCAGCATCAGCTTCAAGCACCCCAGCGCAGAGCGCCCGGGGACCTACAGCCTGCGCGGCCTGGACGGCGTGAACGTCGGCGACACGGTGCACGTGCGTGCCCTGGTCTACGGCGAGTGCGCGATCCAGGTCGAGGTGCCGCGCTACGACGGCGAAATGATGGTCTATCGCGTCGAGCCGGAGACGGAGTACGACCGGTTCGGCCAGCCGATCGCCGCCGCCGAGATCGGCGCCGAGTACAAGTCGGCGCCCAGCACCGAGGCCGAGCTGGCCGCGAAGGCCATGGACGCGAAGGCCTACCCGGGCTTGAACGCCGACGAGGTGAAGGCCGCGCGTGACAAGAAGGCGGTCCCCTTCGATGGAAAGCTGGTGGCGCACAGCTACCTGCAGGACGTCGAGCTGCCGACGTACCTGCCGCGTGGAGGCACCGAAATCGAAGCGCCGGCCCACGTCCAGGCACATCTGCAGCCGGCCCTACTGGACGCCACGGAGGCCATGCTGCTCCTGCGCTCCGGCATTGGCAGAAACCTCACGAGCGACGAGTACACGTTCTTCACTGCTCGCTACAGCGAGGGCGTGCCCGAAGACCAGATCAACGCACTGATCGCGCAGTTCTCTGCGCCGGCCGCAGAGCCTGTGCGTGCGGTCGGTGGATTGAGGGCCGTCTGACATGAAGACGCTGAACCTCAAGGCGCTGATGGCCTCTCGCGGCCTCACTCATGCGGGCCTCGCGCGCCACCTCGGCTGCAGCAACGCCCTGGTGAATCTGATCCTGAACTACGACAAGTGGCCCAAGGGCTACGGCGGTCCCGCCGTAGTGAAGGAGCGGATCACCGAATACCTGGTCGCGAACCACGTGGACCTGCCGTCCCTGGCCATCGCGTTCAACGAAGCACCGCAAGGGCTGCGCGCCAACGCAGCCCTCGCGATGGCGGCGCAAGCCGCTGACTCCGGCCCCCAAGAAAGCAATCAACCCGAGGACGACTACATGCTACTGCGTAAACACCGGCTCACCCGCGAGGCCAAGCAGCACTTCCGGCTGCCGCGCGATCCCTTCAACGAGGAGATGGACACGGACGAGGACGTGTTCGTCACCGACGACATTCGCTATGTGCGCTCGTCGATGCGCCAGACGGCGAAGCATGGCGGCCTCCTGGCGGTCACCTCGGAGTCCGGTGGCGGCAAGAGCACGCTGCGCAAGGACCTGCACCACTGGATCAATAACCAACACGAGCCGATCTCGGTGATCGAGCCCTACGTCCTCGGTATGACGACCTCCGAGCGCAGAGGGCAGCCCCTGCTGGCGGCTGACATCAGCGGCGCGGTCATCCGTCAGCTCGCGCCCGGGACGCCGCTGAGGAACACGAAGGATCGCGCCGCGCAGATGCACGGCATCCTGCGCGAGAGCGCCCGGATCGGCCGCAAGCACGTCCTGATCATCGAAGAGGCCCATGACCTGGCCACCCCCACGCTGAAGCACATGAAGCGCTTCTACGAGGTCGAGGACGGCTTCAGGAAGCTGCTCGCGATCATCCTGATCGGGCAGACCGAACTGGAGCACAAGCTCAGCGAGCACAACCCGGAAGTGCGCGAGGTGGTCCAGCGCTGCGAGCTGGTGCGCCTGCCCCCGCTCGACAACCACGTCGAGGGCTACCTGCGCCACAAGCTGGCCCGCATCGAGGTGGACTTCGACAAGATCGTCGAGGTCAACGCCGTCGACGAGATCCGCAGCCGGCTGCGCATGTCGGTGATGGAGACACGCCGAGGCACGCGCGAGGCACGCAACGTCTCGCTGTGCCACCCGCTGGCGATCAACAACCTGGTCAGCGCAGCGATGAACGAGGCCGTCAAGATCGGCGCGCCGAAGATCAACGCGGGCCTGATCGCCGCTGCAGCGAGGACGTGATGAAACCCTTCCTCATCTGCATCACCATGCGCGATGGCTCGGTGGGCCGGCACGCAGGCCTCTACACCGATGGCTGTGCGGCCATCATCGCCGCCCTGGACGCCTTCCCCGAGGCCATGCGCATCAGCGCCTGCAGGAGCGGCAAATGAAGTCGCCCGCGATGGACAAGGCCTACACCAGCCCCAAGGTCTCGACCGAGCGCGAGATCCTGTTCTGGATGACCTGGACCGTGCTGTTCGCGTTCTGCGGGCTGATCGCACTCGCGATCCGTGACCAGGAGCGTCGCGAGCAGCAGCTCGAACGCGTACACGCCGCCGGCATGGCCGTGGGTGCCGACCTCTGCGGGAGGAGCCCGCGATGAGCATGAAGCAACTGGGCAAGCACGGCATCCCCAAGGGAACCGTGATCAGCCCCACCCGCAAGGCCATCCTGGCGCATCTGCATGCCCACGGAGCCAGCACCCCGGGTCCGCTGCTCGAAGCGCTGCTCCTGGCCGCTGTCGTGACCACCGAGGACCTCACGCGCAACCCGCACTGGCTCAACCACCAGCTCACGCGCCTGGTCCAGCAGGGGCACGTGGTCCGGCACACGAACGAGGTGGGAGTGTTCGTCTGGTCCATCCCAAAGTGGGACGAGCCGGAGCCGGAGGCCGTTGTGTCTGCGGCGGTCGAGGCGATCGAGCCGGCATTCGTCGGCCGCGTGGCGGCGCCTCGGCACATCGACCGCATGCTCGGGCCGGTCTACCAGCCGCCGTCCCCGACGCCGGCACGCGCTGGCGCTCTGGACTTCGCACGTGCTCCCAGCGTCATCGGCTCGCGTCGCGTGCCGTTCAGGAGCGCAGCATGACGGAGCAGGGTCGCCTTCTCGTCGTGCTGCTGGCGCTGCTGCCCTCTGATGGTTCGCTCATCACCACCGCAACGCTGGCCAGCGTGACCGGCCTCGCGCGCTTTCAGGTCTACACCCTCCTGGAGGAAGAGGTGAAGGCCGGGCGCGTCGAGTACTGGGCGCCCGGCTACGGCTACCGCGCCGTCAAGCAGGGAGGCGCCCTATGACGCCCGAAGAGCAAGGCGCTGCGGCCTCGGCTCTGGCAGACCGGCTGCGGCAAGAAATCGCGGGCGCGCCGCAGCTCGTCGCGCTACAGGCGCTGCTCTCGACCTTCCACGCGCTCGCTGTCGACAACCCAGCCTGCTGGGCGCGCGCTGCGGGCGACGCGACCTTCGTCGCGATCACGCTGAACAACCGGCTTCTTCAACTCCCGCCCCCTGGGGCATCTATCCACTGAAAGGACTCCTCCCATGGAAAAAGACGTTCAGATCCCCGAGGGCTACATGCGCGACGCGATGGGCCGCTTGGTCCCGCTGAGCCTGATCAAGCCTATCGACCAGGAGCGCGACCGCCTGGTGCGAGAGATCACGACGCGCGGCAAGGAACTCTCCGCGCTGCTGGCTGAAGCGAAGGCGCGGATGTTCTCCGACGTGGGCGCGTTCGTCGACCTGAGTGCCGAGCAGTACGGTGCGAAGCTCGGCGGCAAGAAGGGCAACCTCACGCTGTTCTCGTTCGACGGTTCTCTCAAGGTGGAGCTGCGCACCGCCAGCTCGATCAAATTCGACGAGCGCCTGCAGGCAGCAAAGGCGTTGATCGACGACTGCGCCGCCGAGTGGACGGAAGGGTCGCGCGCCGAGGTCAAAGTGGTGATCCAGGAAGCCTTCCGGGCCGACAAGGACGGCGAGCTCAGCGTCAGCCGCATCCTGGGCCTGCGCAGGTGGGCGATCACAGATCACCGCTGGCAGCAGGCCATGGTGGCGATCAACGATTCGATCCAGGTGGTGGGCTCGAAGCAGTACATCCGCCTGTTCGAACGAGTTGGCGACACCGATCGCTACGCGCCGATCTCCCTGGACGTGGCGGCTGTATGAGCGCGCTGGACTCCGACGACGAAGTCGGCACCTTCGAGCACCGCCTGACAGATGCGACCCTGGCGCCGCGCGCGTCTGGCTCGATTCCCAACAGTGTGTTCGCCCTCGGTGGCTCGGCGCCGGCCTCGGCCCCGGCGCCAGTCAAGACCAAGCCGCGGGCGATACGAGGCATGGCTGCGCGCGCGGTGCTGGCCATCGATGCTTGTGGTCCATTGGACGCCGGCCAGATCGCAGAGGCCGTGGGCATCACCCGACAGCAGGCGCACGGCGTTGCCCATCACGGCGTGGAGTGCGGCTACCTGGTCAGGCATGAGGGCACCGATGGCAAGCCGTCCACGTACTCGCTCACGGCCAACGCGAAAGAGAGAGCCCAGCCGCCTGCCGCGACTGCCCAGGAATCCACCGGCGCCATGAAGGGCTTCAAGGCCTGGCTCACGAAGGCCGGCGAGATGTCAGCAGAGGGCCGTGCACCCCGTGCTCGGCGCGCCGGGCCCGCGACCGTGCCGGAGCGGTCGGCGGCTGCGTCCCCAGCCCCAGTTGCTGCTGCTGCCGCGCCTGTGGAGGT